TAGAATTTTAGAATTGGTTTAAATTTTATGTAAAGGACGAGATATGAAAAGATCCGTTTCAAGCAAAAAGTGCATCCTTTTAAGCGTTGCTTGCTGCACTCTTTTGCTTGCTAATCAACTAAGCGCCAGTGAGCAAAACAGAGGCAAATTTGGCGATATAAAAAGCTGGCAAAGCGATGAGTACAAAGCCGACTGGGGTTTAGTGAGCATGAACGCAGCCGTTGCGTATGCTCTTGGAGCAACTGGCAAAGGCGTAACGCTTGGCGTTATGGATTCTGGAGTGCTACTTAGCCATCCAGAATTGAGTGATGGCAGAGTAAGTGCGCTAAAGGTTTCTGGCAGCTACTACAAAGATGGTCAAAGGTACCCTGACACAGAGCATGGTAACTCACCTCTTCTTAAAAAAGGTAGCGGAGATAAAAATAAAAAAGACTTTTTTTACAAGAAGTCTAACTTGTTTTCTACTCTGGGGAAAAGAAAATTTTATTAAAGATTAACTTATAATCTTCATATGCTATCATACTATCACATAAATTTTTACCTTACAATAACCCTATTTTTACCCTGTTTTTACCTTTACTAAAATTCTATTAATCTTTGAGTCTTAAAATGTATCTCCAAAGCTTCTAAAATTCTATTTCTCATTCCATAAGTACTTTTCAAAGAAATATCTAATTGTGAAGCTATTTCTTCATAAGTCATTTTGTCAAAATATTTCATTCGGATAAATTCGTAATCTTTATGGTCTTGAACCATATTTAGACATTCATCTATTCTGAATATTATTTCTTTATAACGACTTATATTATTGGCTATTCTTTGTTTTAACTCTTCTATCTGTTCTACTTCACTTTTAAATTCATAGTTTCCTCCACCTTGTCCTCCTGGTCCACATGATTTTTTTATTTGTGGATTTTTTAAATTTTCTATTTCTATTTCTATTCTTTTCTGATACTTTGGATAGTTTTTTAATATTTCTTCCATCTTTCTAAAAATTGTCTTTTGCTCCTGTGTTGCCATCATCTCACCTCAGTTATTATATTATCTATAATCTCTAAATTTTTCCCATCAGAAGAGTAAATACCTCTTATTTTTTTAGAAAATTGAATTTTCTTTTCTTCTATTTCATCATCAGTCATATATTTTTCTTTAAATATGTGACTATTTATAATTTTTACTTGGTTTCCATCTCTCACTCTTAATTCTTGTAAATATTCAATCATCAGTTCCACTCCTTCCCAATTCTCTCCATATTCTTTTGCCACTTTTCCCAGTAGCAATTAAGTATGTCATTTTTTGTATACCCTAATTTCGCAGACAGAGTTATCAAGCTGCAGAGAAACCATCTAAATTTGTTATCTAGTAAATCGTACATTAATCCAGTAAAATATGCTCCAGCATAATAACATGGAAAAATTTCAAATTCTTTATAATAATACTCTATTTGAAACCTGCCATCTCTGCTTTTATAATTTATTAGTTGTGCAAAAAAGAAATAAACATCAGTCAGTTCTTCTAGTTCTTTATTTCTTTTGTATTCCTTATTTTTCCAAGTTTTATGACTGTATTTTGTTTCTTCATTAAGTTCAATTAATTCAGCTATTAAAGATAATTTAATATCTTCAAGTGTTCTTTCTCTAGAATTATGTATACTTTCATCTAAATGCTTTTGAAGATTTAATATATCCTCAAAAGTTTCAGGTCTTTTAAATTTCATCGTCTTCCTCCCAATCAGCTATATCTTGTATATAATTTCCATTATTTTCACATCTGCAACACTCAACACATTCTTTATTTATTATTTCTAATGTTGTTTAATAAATTTTTTCCATTCCAATTCTGTTAAAATCTACCTCTACATATCCACCAATTCCTAATTTAAAATTTGTACACCCACATTTTTTACACTTCCACATCTTCTCCTCCAATCTCTCCTGTTCTTACTTTTTCCCAGAAGTTTTGATATTCTTTAGATTTAAGTACTTTTGTAGCTTCATCAGAGAATAAAAAATAATTCCCTAAATCATATCTTTCATTATCTAAATCATTTCCATAATCCTGAGTTTTCTCAACTCTAGAATTATTGATGTAAAAATATACCCCTTTAAATTTTCTCATTGGATGCCTCCTTGAAATAATAGCTAAAACTAAAGCTGTAAATAACTCTTTATCATCAGCATGCACCAGCATCCTCCAGTCTTATTACACTGTCATCTATTTCTCTTAACCACATAGTTTTAAAATCTTCAAATGTCTTAACCACTTCGGTTATCATAGATTTCAGAACTACTCCTATCATGTTTCTTTTATGTGAATTAACAGTTCCAAACATCATAATTACAAGAAACATAGTCCTAAGAAGTTCCAAATTATCACTAGTTTCTTTATGCTCACAAGCAGCAAAAACTTCATCTAAAATTTTGATAACATCTTTTTCAACATGATAATTAATCTGACTTTTAAATCTATCTACAATCTTATCAGAAGCTTTTATAGTTCTTGTCAAAATAGCTTTATAATATCTATTTAGAATCATACCCTCTTTATCCCAAAGTTCTCTGTTAATTTTCAAGTATTTATTAATTAAGTACATCAATGTAATACCTTGCATATCTCCATCTTTGTGAGTAACTCTTATTTTTTGCATAGCTCCTCCAACAAATATCCTAGATATTCATAAGCTTTTTGATAATCTTCAATTCCATTTTTCTTTCTAGCTCTCATTACATATTTTAAAATGTTTCCAACACAAACAGCTTCAGAACCTTTCATGTCTTTTACAACTTCAAAAATGACATTTTTTACTTCAATCCCTAAATCACCAAGCATATAATGCTTTGGAGATTTAACATTATCTGTTTCAACAGTTTCAACATTTTCTTTAGATTCACTTTCAATTATTTTTAATATTCTATTTTTAAGTCTTTCACTAGCTTCAACTTTTCCACATTCTAAATGTGATAAATAAGGTTGTGTCACATCAATTTTTTCAGCAAATTCCTTTTGATCTATATTATTATTTACTCTATATTCTTTTACTCTTTTTCCTAAACTCATTTTTTATCCTCCATATTTTCATAATTGAAATAGTCGTTATTCCTTACACATAATTACTACTGACTTTAAAGTTCCTATTTGTTGCATATACTCATCAGAAATTTCATCAAAGCCGTTTCTTTCGTAATAAATTTCAAAGTTTTTTTCAAATCTTTCTAGTGTTTCTTTAACTTCTGCCATACACATATCCTCTATATATTCAAGAATTTCTATAACAGAATAGTTGTTTCTTTTTATACTTTCTTCAATTCCATCTCCTTTTAAAAATTCTTGAATGTCTTTTATTCTTTCAATTGCATATTCTTTTATTTTCATTTATCCTCCTTAGCAGCTAATATATTTCCATAAATTTTAAAACTCACATTATCTCTCGCACAGATATAACTGACTAAATTTTTTGTTAATTCATCAACAGTTTTATCTTCAATTCTTACCACTTCTCCATTTTGTTCAAAAAATACACCATCTTTATTAATTTTTATATTCAGCATCAATTCCTCCTAGACAAGCTTTTAACATCATATAAGCGTCTGCAACATCATCACTATCTGCTATTTTTCCTGTAAACTCACTAAATTTATTCATCATAAATTCTTTTTGTTCTTTTCTCTCAATTGGTAAATTATCAAATTTATTTTTCCAAAATACAGCTGGTACTAACAATAAATCTATTTTTAATTTTTTTAAATTATATGTAAGCATTCCTCTTATCTCAGATAAAATAGATAATATACTAGAATTCAAACCTAAATATGTGTCCTCAACAATAACTAAATCTATTGCTGCACCTTTTATTTTTTTTGAAGTTTCCAATACTTTTACTATTTCATTAATAATCAGATATCCTCTTTCTCTAAAATCTTCTAAATCAGCTTTTATAGTTTTCCATCTCACTATTTTCCCTTTACAAGAATAAGCAATACCAACTGATCTAGTAGCTAAATCGATACTCAAAACATTTATATTTTTGATATTAGAAGGGATAGAAACTTGATTTTTAGGTTGCTTCACTAACCTATTTCTTTCTTTTAATTTTAGTTCAGTTTGAATTCTCTTCATTTTCTTTCTTTGAACTATATCTATGCAGGTTCCTTTTCTGATTTGGTTGAGAGTAGCCATTTGAATATTCTTAGTTTCAATAAACTCAATATCATAGCAGTAATTAGTTTTTTCTTTAAACAGATACTTAATAACATAAAATTCTTCATCAATTTTATTTTTAAATCTCTTATTTACTATCTCATTAACATCTATCTTCTTCCCCATATTTTTACTCCGTTTTTATTTATATAATGCTTCTTCATTTTTTCTATAAATCTTATATAAATTCCTTAAATACTCCTGTGCTTGTGGTTTTAAGTGTTCAAAATGCCATTTATGTTTTTTTACTAAATTTAGTAATTCTTGAGAAGAATTTGCAGATAAACACATATACCAGAACTCTATTATTTGCATTTTCACTCCTTTTTATTTTAATATACCTATTTAGTATAATTTATTTTTTTC